CTCCTAACGGTTTGCCTGGTCAAGCGGGATTTGCACCGAACGACTGTTACCGCCTGAACCTTTGAACCAGATCACGCCGGCCTTGGTGGCGCCGGGTAGCCGAGCGAGCACCGTGGGCCAGCACGTGCTCCATGCGGTGTCGCTGAGGATGGCTGCGATGGCTTTTGCGGTGTTGGAAACCCAGATGCAACCGTCCTCCGCCTTGATGCCATGACGCCCGAGCGTGGCCACCGCAAGCTCTGCAGTTACAGTTGGATCCGCCGAATAATGCAACGCGATGTCTACCAGTTCACCAATGGTTCTGGTGGCTATCTTGTCAGCTTCAACCCGTAGTTGATGTTGCAGGATGCACTGCAGGCAGCGTTTTTCATCTGGTACTTCTGTTGATTGGCTGTAGGATTCCCATTCGTTCTGCTCAATCAACCGCCATGCTTCATCCCTGGTTGGCACCTGCCGCGACTGCAAAGACCATGCACCGGCGAGCAATGTGCCGTACTGATCACCGAGTCGCTGGCTATCAAAAGCTTCCGCCGCTGCACGGGTGAAGACTTTAATCGACTGGCGGATAACAGGGATCAGCGATATAGTCCGCGCTTGTAAACGTTGCCCGATACGATCAGTCACGTAACGGTCAAGATCGCTGTCCAACTGCTCCCAATGGGCGATGCGATCATCGCGGGATAACTCACTTGGATTCCGCAGAGTGAGCTGCGCAAAGCGTGACTTATCGGCGCCTTGCTTCAGTGCGGTGGCAATACTGCTCATCAGGAACATGGAGCGGATGGAGTAACGCATGGCGTCACCTTCGGCGCTGCCCTTGATGGTTTGAGCGCGGGATTCACTGCTGGCGACACGCGCTAGGGACAGTACCGCCTGCATCCGCTGCTGATCGGGCTTCTCGTTGGACTCGGCCTCATCGAATACCACCGGCAACGCATCGGCGCGTAGGGTCTGCCGCAAACCGGCTTCGCTGGTGTTACCGCTGACGTGAAGGCTCAGGTCACCGAGCAGCGGCGCGACGTAACGCTCCAAGATGGCGGATTTACCGGAACCAGCACCGGCAGTGAGCCAGATATGCGGCCGCCACGGCAATGCACCGCAGATCGGCGCAAGTGCTGTCCAACCGGCGATCAACAGACTGGATGCCGGCACTTCCCAGCGGAAGCGATCGGCGATGTCCATCAACCGGTAGGCGTCATCATCACCGAGCGGCTCAGCGGTGCCGGGACCATCGCGATGCGCGAGACGCTGGTAGATGTAGCTGCTGCCCTTGATGCCGCTGCGGATCGGCTGCGCTTCACCGTTGACGATCAAGCGATCACCGAGGTGGAGCACAATGGCACCGTTGTCCATCCATGCACCACGACCACGGATGCGGTCGGGTGTGTAGACACCAGCTGCGGCTTGCTTCTCAAACAAGCTGCTCGCTGCTGCAGTCCAGTTGACGCCGGTTTTGGTTGGGTAGAGCGACTCCCAGTAGGCAAGTGGCGCCAAGGCGACGAGGTTGGTTCCGGTGTGGCTGCTGCGCGAGAGGCGCGTTACCTGACCGGTGCTGTGCGGCTGGTAGTAGAAGGCGTCATTGTCGAAGCCAAGGCAGGTGAAATCAGCATCAGCATCCGGCAGCGGCTCAGGATCCAGCTCAGTCTCGGGTTCTACCGCTTCAACCGGCGCTAGCTCAGGCAGCTCGATCGGCGCTGAGCGGTTTGCCTTGAGGTAGACGCCGGCCTCTTGCGGTGACCAGTCGGCATCAGCCAAGTCCCAGCCTTCGGGTGCATCAGCTGGCGGCTGCACGATCCGCACCTGGGCAGCACCAAGCTTGAGCAGCCGGATAGCCAGTTTGGCCATTGCATCACGGCCAACAGCATCCGCATCAGGCCATAGGGTTACCTTCCGCCCGATTAACGGCGACCAGTCAGCCTTGCCGGCTGCCTTGCAACCACTGGCCCAGGTGCAGCACGCAGCAGTCGGGAACAAGCGCTGCGCTGCATCAGCTGCCTTTTCACCTTCAGCCACCAGCACCGGTGCGGTTACATCCCGCCGCGCCCAGTACAAAGGCCGCGGCTCCGGTGGTGCCTTCCACCGCCAGGCTTCGCCGTCCCAACTGAGCGGGCGAATCTTCTTACCTGGAAACCGCAGCACGTAGAAGGTGTCGCTGTACCGCCAGACGGATTCAGCACCGGCGATCGGCGGTTCCGGTATCACGGCGAGATGCTGCTCGATGCGTCTGCACGCTTCGGCGTAGCTCCAATTGGTGACGCGCATCAGCAGATCCATGCCGGTGCCACCACCACCGGCGCCATCCCTCCCGCCGCATTGATTGCAGTACCAGGAGCCGCTGCCGTCCTTGTCGTCAAAGCGGTAGCGGTCGGTGCCACCACAACATGGGCACGGCTGATGAGTGTCGGTCAGCTGATCTGCAGTTAAGCCACCCAGCTGCTGCAGCAGATCCGGCCACCTGCCGCGCGTGAGTTCTTTGATGTCGCTCATCGCTGCTCCTGATTGATGGCGTCGTCAATGATCCGGCGAAGCACTGACGACATTGATTCCATGCCAACCGCTTGTGACTGCAGCCACTGCTTTTGATCTGGCGTCAAAACCACTCGGATGACGCGGGTTGAGTCGTAACGCTTCATGCGGGGATTTCGTTTGGCAGTGTCATGCCAGGCCATTGTCCTGATGTTTGGCCGAGCAGATTGGTTTTTAGCCAGACTTTGCAGCCATCGCGACGCGCCGTAGCGACAAGATCCGCGATCCACTCAAATCGAGGAGCAAACGCTGGGTTTTGCCCAATGTTTTCAGATTGAGCGCCGATCACGATCCAGTCAATTCCCTTGAGGCTTGATAATGTGATTGGCTCTAGAAGCGGCTCCAGTGAAAGCCACTTGACCTTGACGCCACTGATCTTGGCCATTGCCTCAAGCGTTGGCTCAGCTCGGTGCTGCTCATCAACTGATGCGCCAATCCATCCGCTTTCGGGAAGTTCAAGTCGGGCGTACCGCTGCGGAAACTTGGTGAGGTACAGGTACTCCCACTGAGGATTGGCGACGGTGGACGCAACAACAGAGTCAATCCAATTTTGCGGCACCCATGCACCGAACAGGTCAGCCATTGAACAGACAAACACCCTGCCATAGGCGGGATCTTGTTCCGCGCGTGATGGAACTGGAGTATTGGCAGGAGCATCTAATCGCTCGTGGTGGTAGAGCGGTGTAAAACCAGCTGGGTAGTATTTCGCCATATCACGCGATTCTGCAATGGTGCGTGCGTAGCAATAGTTGCAGCCATGATTGCAACCTGTGACTGGATTCCAGCTCCACATCGCCCAACCAATTTCTGAGCCCTTCTGCTGATTGAAGGTTGCTTTGCCTTTTGGCTTTGGGTAGTCGTAAAGATTGCCTTTATGATCTGTCAATACGATGGTTTGACTTTCTTCGACCTTTGGCTTTTCCGGCTGCGGGATTGACGCTGCACGTTGCTCAACACGTTGACGCACTTCGCGCTCGGCTTCTTTGAGCGTGACCTTCCCCGCCATCACTTCAGGCACAAGATCCGGCGCCTCGCGCTTGACGCGCATTGCCTGCTCAACGCCTCTAGTGCTGCCGCCAACGAGCTTGGCCGCTTGAGCAGTGGTCTTCCGTTGCTCAGCGACAGGCTCCCGCACTGGCTGATCAATCAACGCTGGTGCAAGAGCTTCGCGCACCGGTGCGCTAACCTCTTTGTGCTCTGGTGAACACTTTGGATGGTTTTCGCCAAACTGCCCTCCAGCATCTCGTTGCCGCTTCCGTGCCTGCTCCCGCAACTGATCCAGCAGTTCATCGGCCAGTGCTCCGGTCATGTTGCGCTGGCTGGGAGTCAAGTGCCGCCGATGCAGATTGGCGCTGATGCTGAACTGAACCGGATCACCGCCTTCGTAGCGATCAAAAATCACCTCCTGCAATGTTTCGTGGCAGGCCAGCAGGCGATTGCGGCCATCTAGCAGTGTGCCATCTTTCCAGACCGTAATTGGCTGCTGCAATCCGCGCTCTTTGATGTCATGGCAAAGCTCTGCGAATTCTTCTCCATCCACTAGCGGAAACAGATCGGCTGCGGGATGAATGCCGGTGATTTCTGGATAGTGGCGAATGATTTCAGACCAGTTCACAGCCATCGTTAAATTCCTGTTTAGTGAGAAAAAGGAAGCGTTCAAGTTGATAGAACGCAAATGGATCAGCCTTGCGCCAGGCGATCTGCGGCGCTGCTTCGCGGCCCTCAATCTTAGTTGCGGCCTTGATGCAGTTTTGAGTGATCGCTTCACGCCATACAGATGGAGCGGTGATGAGGTATGCCCACTGATCGGCGCCGCCTACAGAGAACAGACAAGCATCATGCCATCGCTGCAGGATAGTTTCTGAGATCAACTCAACACGGTGAAACCACTCGCGGCGACGGTGCAGATCAATCCGCTTCAATCCACTGACGTTGCAGCCGAGTGTTGATAGCGAAGTGGTGAATTTTGGAACACTTCCCAGCAGCTCTGGTGTCAAGCACCAATCCTCAATGTGATTTGGGTCGTTATAGATAAAGGATGCGTCAACGGCGCCGCTCGGAAAAATGAACTCCTTTGAGTTCATGCACTTGGCATCAATGCGGATGCGGCCGCCAAGCCGATCAAGCTGCAAGTCACGAAAACCTTGCTCCAAATTTGACCGGAGTCTTTCGTAGGTGACTCCTTGCTTTTCAATGAACAACGCACTTGGCTGGACTGAAGTGCGCTCGGCAATCCACTTGGAATGCTTGAGGATGATGCCTGGCGAGCATCCGCGAGTGAACTCAGCTCCATATGGCACGCCATCGCCGGCCGTGAGATCAACGATGCCGTACGAGCTGAAACCCATTGGGTTGCCTTTCAGGACGCCAGCTTCGCGGCCGAGAAGACTGTTGAGTAGGTCGTGCTTACAAGGTGTGACCTTGGACTTACCGACCCTTGAGCGTGGAGGCATTGCGCCTTGGCTAGGGACTCGCTAAGGTTAGCGGACCTTTGGCTGACCCGCAAGCATGACCCACCCACGCCGCTTCCGCATCGCCAACTACCTTGACCCCAATCCACCTCATGGCAAGCGTGTCACGCGGCCGTCACGCTGGGGGAACCCGTTCCGCGTGGGCCATGAGACTGCAGATGCTGTTGAAGCTGTCGCGCTGTTCCGTGATCACCTGCGGCGCCATCTGGCGCTGGTGGAACTAGCTCGCCGCGAGCTACGCGGTTTTGATCTCGGCTGCACCTGCCCGCTCGATCACCCATGCCACGCGGACGTGTGGCTGGAGGTGGTGAACCAATGACCCACCCCGATTGCACACAGCTGCCCAGGGTGGTATGCTTTGCACATCCCGAACCGAGAGTTATGACCGCAACCGCACCCCGCAAGCTCCATAACGCAACGGTCACCTGCCCGTTTTGCAATGGCACCGGCAAACTGCCGCATTACAGCCACGTGCAGAACGGCGACTGCTTCGCCTGTGGCGCCAGCGGCAAGCTGCGTGATCTGAACGCCTTCATCGGCAACTGCTCAGATGTCGTGCTGACCGTATGGGTCAACAACGGCCGGTTTATTGGCGCTGAACTGCGCCGGCGGACTTGGAAGATGAGCAAGTGCTCCGTTGGATCTGGCGCCAATCAAAAAAACCATGCTCTGCCGGGAATGGGGCCGCGACAGCTTCTACCGAGTGATCGACGATGTGGAAGAAGCCCGCGAGATCTGGCGCAATGCCAAGCGACTGGGCATCATCACTGAACTGGCGGACTGACTCACACGCGGCCCGCCGGAGCCGCACCCAATCCCGGCGTAACCCAACTGCTCATGCCATGAGAAGACTTACCCTCGCTGCCGCTGCGGCGGCACTGCTGCTACCGGCCTGTGCTCATGCCGGTGCCATTGACCCTGAGCTGTATGCCGCACGGTTCTGCCTGCTGCGGCTGCAAGGCACCAGCCTGCGTGATGCTGTGCGCCAGGCCGTGGAATACGCCTGGGATTCGCAGGCACCATCACCGACTGCAACCGTCACCCGCCACGGTGAAACCGTCCGCGTTGACGGCGCCGCCGCGATGAACGCTGCCATGAAGCGCTGCCCGGAGGTTTGATGGCAACCTACGAGGAGTTTCTAGATCAAAAGCTGCAGGTCGGCGCTGAGCATGGCTTTGAGCCGGTGTTCATACCTGATCAACTGTTTGATTTCCAGCGGTCGCTGGTGGAGTGGGCAGTGCGCAAAGGCCGCGCGGCGATCTTCGCCGATTGCGGCCTCGGCAAGTCGGCTATGCAGCTCACCTGGGCGGAGAATGTGGCTCGCTACACCGACCGGCCGGTGCTGATCCTGACGCCACTAGCCGTGGCAGCGCAAACCATCCGCGAAGGCGAGAAGTTCGGCATTGAATGCCACCGCAGCAGCGACGGCAGCGTACCGGGCCGGATTGTGGTTACCAATTACGACAAGTTGCACCTGTTCAATGCAGATGATTTCGGCGCTGTCGTTTGCGATGAGAGCAGCATCCTTAAGTCATTCAATGGATCTACACGGAAAGCAATCACTCGGTTTATGTCCAAGATGCCGTACCGCTTGCTGGCGACAGCAACAGCGGCGCCAAATGATTACACCGAGCTAGGCAACTCATCTGAGGCGCTTGGCGAGCTGTCCTATAGCGATATGCTGCGGCGATTTTTCGCGCAGCTTGACGATAAAGGGCAGAAACGTGAGGAGCGATTGCAACAGCAAGCCGAAGCAATGCTTGAGGCGAATGCAAACTATTACAAAAAGCTTGCCTTTCGTGTATCACAAACGATTGGCCAGTGGCGACTGAAGCATCACGCGCGAGAACACTTCTGGCGCTGGGTCGCCAGCTGGGCTAGGGCGTGCCGGTATCCGTCAGACCTTGGCTTCAGCGATGAGCGGTTCATTCTGCCTGCCTTGACCGAACGTGATCACGTGATCGCCGCGCCACCGCCAGAAGGGATGCTGTTCTCGATTCCAGCATTCGGCCTTGGCGAGGAGCGCGAAGAGCGAAAACGCACGATCAACGAACGCTGCGAGTTCGCTGCCAAGCTGGTTGATCATGACCAGCCGGCTGTGATTTGGTGCCACACCAACGCAGAAGGCGACTTGCTGGAGCAGCTGATTCCCGACGCCGCTCAGATCGCCGGCCGAACCCCGGATGCGCGAAAGATTGAGCTGTACGACGCTTTTGCCGATGGTCGCCAGCGTGTTCTGGTGATCAAGCCAAAGATTGGAGCGTGGGGCCTTAACTGGCAGCATTGCGCACATGTTGTCACTTTCGCTAGCCACAGCTACGAGCAGCATTATCAATCCGTGAGGCGCTGCTGGCGATTTGGCCAAAAGCATCCTGTTGTGGTTGATGTAATTGCAACCGAAGGTGAAGCGCGGGTTCTAGCCAATATGCGCTCCAAGGCTGACCGCGCCGCGCAAATGTTCGAGCAACTTGTGGCTCAGATGAATGATGCCACAACAGTCAACCGCACCAATCTCTACACCAACAACACCAAGGTTCCCCAATGGCTGTAAAAGATCAACTGCTGACTGATCGTTACGCGATCTACAACGGCGACTGTATTGAGGTGATGAAGGAACTCCGCGATGAGTCGGTGCATCTCACGGTGTACTCACCTCCGTTTGCTGGTCTGTATCAATACAGCAGCGATGATCGCGATATGTCCAACTGCATTAACTACGACGAGTTTTTTGATCACTACGGTTTTTGCATTGATGAAATCAAGCGGATCACAATGCCTGGTCGCATTTCAGCTGTGCATTGCATGGACATCCCACTGAGCAATGCAGGCTGCGATTCGATGTTTGACTTGCCCGGTCGCATCATTCGCGAGCACGAGGCGAGAGGATTTGCATACGGCGGCCGCCGCGTCATCTGGAAAGAACCGCTGATGGTGCGCAATCGAACCATGATGAAGAGCTTGCACCATAAGACTCTGTGCGAAGACTCGACGCGCAACAGCATCGCAAACGCTGATTACTTGTTGATGTTCCGCCGCAAGGGTGAAAACCCTGTGCCGGTTACTCATGATGTTGGATTGCTGCACTACAGCGGCGAGCGCAACATCCCGGCTGATGTGATGCCCTATCGCGGCATGAGTGGCGATCAAAAGAAAAATCAGTACAGCCAGTGGATTTGGCGCCAGTACGCCTCAAGCGTGTGGGATGACATCAGGATCGACAATGTGCTTCCATTCCGCTCTGCCAAGGATGGCGAAGACGAAAAGCACGTGCACCCGCTGCAGTTGGATGTGATTGATCGCGCTGTGGTGATGTGGAGCAACCCTGGCGAGACAGTGCTCACGCCGTTTATGGGTGTTGGCTCCGAGGTTTACGGTGCAGTTCAAGCCGGCCGGCGTGGCGTTGGCATTGAGCTGAAACCCAGCTACTACCGTCAAGCTGTACGCAATCTTGAGGCTTCCGCCGTGGCCGAAAGCGACACCGAACAAGCGGAGCTGATGATATGACCATCCAACTCCGCCCCTACCAGCAACAGCTGGTCGCCGAGATACGCGGGCAGTACCAACTGGGCAAGCGCAGTGTTCTTGCTGTGCTGAGCACCGGTGGCGGCAAAACTTTCATTTTTAGTTACATCTCACAGCAAGCCGCCAAGAAAGGCAACCGCGTGTGCATCTTGGTGCATCGCGCGGAACTACTGGATCAAGCCAGCCGCAGCCTGCAGCGCATGGGCGTCAGGCATGGCCGCATCGCTGCCGGCCGGAGCATGGATCTAAGCCATGCCGTGCAGGTGGCATCGGTGCAGACGCTGGCCCGCAGGCTGCATAAGCTGCCGCGTGATTTCTTCCAGCTGCTGGTGGTTGATGAGAGCCACCACAGCAATGCAGGCACATGGGCCAATGTGATCAGCCACTTCTCTGCCGCCAAGTTGCTGGGCGTTACTGCGACTCCAATTCGCGGTGACGGCCGCGGCCTCGGCGAGTGGTATGAGGTGATGGTGCAGGGGCCAACTGCGAAATGGCTCACGGACAACGGCTACCTAGCGGCTGCCCGTGTGCTGGCACCACCTGGGTTTGATGCTGCCGGGCTGCGTAAGCGCATGGGCGACTTCGACGCCAAGCAAGCGGAGCAGCGGGTGACGACGATCATGGGCGACTGCTGCAGCCATTACCGCAAGCATCTGAGCGGCCGGACCGCGATTGCGTTTTGCTGCTCAGTGGCTCATGCTGAAGCAGTGGCGCGGCTGTTCATCAGCCAAGGCGTACCCGCCGCCAGCATCGACGGCAGTATGACCGGCGAGCAACGGCGTGATCTGCTGCAAGCGCTGGAAACCGGCCGGCTGAAGGTGCTCACCAGCTGCGCATTGATCGGTGAAGGCGTGGACGTGCCAAGCGTCGGCGGCTGCATCCTGCTGCGGCCTACGCAATCGGTAGGCCTGCACCTGCAGATGATCGGCCGGTGCCTGCGGCCAGCACCGGGCAAACCTGCTGCAGTGGTGCTCGATCACGTCGGCAATACGCTCCGCCTCGGCCACCACTTGGAGGAACGCGAATGGAGCTTGGATGGCATCAAGAAACGCGACCGCGAAGCAGCACCTAGCGTGAAGGTATGCCCCAAGTGCTTCAGCACCACCATGAGCACCGCGCAGATCTGCCGCGAATGCGGGCATGTGTTTGCACCGCAGGAAGCGCGTGAGCTGAAGGTGGTTGATGGTGAGCTGGTGGAGCTGCAAGCCGTGGCCAAGCGCCGCGAGCAAGGCAATGCGCAATCGCTCCAGGATCTGATCGCCCTTGGCCACCAACGCGGCTACAAAAACCCCGCCGCATGGGCGAAGCATGTGCTCGCTGGGCGGCAACGGAGGAGTGCGTAGCCTGCCGCCAGTCGCATCCCCGCGTGCCCAGCGAACAGACAATCCAGCAGCACATCCGCGTAGCGTGCAGCAAGGGTGACACGCGACTGTTTCGCAATAACTGCGGCGTCTTGCGTGACCACCGTGGTGTGCCGGTGCGGTATGGCCTGCAGAATGGCAGCAGCGACTTGATCGGCTGGCGCAGTATCACCATCACCCCCGAGATGGTCGGCCAGCGCATTGCGGTGTTCACCAGCATCGAGGTCAAGGCAGCCACCGGCCGCGTGCGCCAGGAGCAGCAGCAGTGGCTGGATGCTGTGCAAGCAGCAGGCGGCATCGCCGGCGTGGCACGCAGCGTTGAGGATGCGCAGCGGCTGCTGGGTTGACCGGGGTTGCGTGTGGTGGTATATTGATTCCAGCACCTAGACAACTGCATACACGCGGGCGATCGGCCCGGCCCCGGTGGTGGCTTCAGCCAGGCACACCACAGAGCACCCGCCTGGTGCTCACCACACACCGGAGGACCGATGGACGATCTCACCCGCAACGCCCTCGCCCGCGAGGCCGAAACCGCTGCGCTGATTGCGGAGCTGGATGAGGCATTCGCGGCGTGGTGCCGCTCCACCGAGCAGCTGCTGCAGACGGCCCAAGCCGCCATCGCGGTTGCTGACTCGATCGAGTCGGAACTGATCCGGCTCGCGGAGTGGGACTGCTGAGGGTTGGCACGGTTGCACACGGTTGCAGCCGTGCTATATTGACTGCACGAGGGGAGCGGCCCACTCGCAAAACTCAACCGCCCCGGAACAGATCACACGACGGGTTACCACGAGATCAACAGGGCCTGAATGAGCCCGCACCGCCGGTTGGCCCGGCACTCAAATTAGGCCACAAGCCGGATAGAGCGCCCCGGATTCTCCGCTGTGGACAAGAGAGCAGCCTGCCGGCCGAGAGCAGCGATCTCGGCACCCAATCCCCGCTCAAGCCCAATGCCACGCAAACAACCAACTGAAACCGTGCCCACCGAGCTGCTCTACAGCGGCTGGCGCTGGGAGACGGTGCGCATGAATTACTACAAGCGGCTCGGCCGCATGGATGAGGCGCATGAATGCGCCAACCTGCGCGAGCTGTATCGCCGCCGCCTGCATGGCGAAAGCATCGAGGTGCCGGCATGACGCTGCTCGATCGGTGCGTCGCTGTCTACAGCGAGACATACGCGCAAGCCGCCACTGACGGCCACCCGCTGCCCGAGATCCGCCGCATCGCCATCGCTGCGGTGATTGATGTGGTCACTGAATACGACGCCGACGCCGACACGTGGGACAACCATCCGTCGCTGACACCAGAGCAACGCAACCCAAATCTGATATGAACCCAAGAATTTTCAAGCTCATCTTGTTTGTCGCGTGGCCGGCGATTGCCGCAATGCTTTTGATTGGCGTCGCCGGAATGCTGATTGCAGCATGGCCCGTAATTCCATTTATGGAGGTAAAGAATGACTGACGACATCACCGATCTCCGCCGTCGCGTAGAGGCGCTAGAACTGTGGCGTGCAACCACTGCGGCCACGACCGCCAGTGGACCGCTGATGATTGCGCTCTGCAGCGCTTTGGCGGACAACGATCTTGGTACAGATCCGGCCGACTGGGCAATAGAGGCCGCTGCCGTGGCCAACACCATCGCCAACTGGCTCGACCAGCAAGAACTGCACTCCGCTGCAATGCGGCTGCGAATGGAGGTGGAGCAATGATCCGCCGTATGCTCGCTGCCGCGCTGCTGCTGCCGCTGCCTGCGGTAGCGCATGGAC